TTCCCGCTGCTCCCGAAGATATTATTAAAGAATCCACCTGCGTTACCACCAGCAGCCTTTGCAAGTCCACTTGCTCCGGTAGCTGCTCTAGAAGCGTAAGCTGAAGGAAAAGCGGAATTTATATTAGTAGCAGCAGGATTGAAGAAGTTCTTTACACCACCCAGGGTATTACTGATAGTGCCTCTAATACCGTTAGTAGCTAACGAGCTACCAAACTTACCTGCTCCGTATCCTCCTAGACCTCCTAGAAGGGCTCCACCTATGCCCCCTCCGCTTAGACCTCCTTGTACTGCACCGAACCCCGCTGATAACGCTGGTCCTACAACCGGAACAAACCCTAGTCCTACTTGAGCTACGGTACCGAGTACCTTACCTAAGGTTGTTGAAAAGAATCCGTTATCTTTCTGTGACTTTCTTTGATTGTCTCGAAAGTACCAATCCATGGCGTTTGTAGTCCAATTCGGGTCACTAGTAGATCCCGGATTGTTCCTAGAGTACGCTTGTATTCCTGAAAGGATACCTTTGCTGTACGCACTGCTAGGACTACCAGCAATGGCTTGATAAAACTTATAAGCTTCCGCTGGATTGGTAGACAGTCCTTGAGACTGTAAACCTGACCCTTGCTGCGTAAAGTTAAAGCGTGTACTCATTACCACCATCTTTTTCTTAATACTGTTGTTTTATCTATTACCCCTTTCGGAATAACTGTATCGAAAGACTTGCTCCATATATCTTCGTGCTCGACTAGAGCAGAGATGAGGTACACGTTCTTCTTGTCTTCCTTGATTATCCAACCTACTGAGTAGCAAGTAGCTGTCTTCAGTGCATCAATTTCCTCTTGTTCTATCCATCCTGTGTGACTAGACGTTATATCTTGCCACCGTATGAGAACTAAAGGAAATTCTTTCACGGAGTTACCACTTGACATTCTCTAACTCTTGCACAGTTTTAGCAGCGCTTGCTGTGTTCTTCAGTTGCGCTTGTTTAGCCCACACTTCTTGTTGAGCTAAGAACACATTGGCACCCATCTGCACAAGTTCCCGGATGGTTAACGTGCGATCCTTGTTATCAGCAGTACGCCACGAGATAGAAGGTGGAGTAGGGATACCAATAGCACTAGCTTCTCGTATCATGGAAAGAGCGTTAGCTATTCGATTACTTGTTTCTTCGTTAGCGTCCCAAAGATCGCCATCCCACGTTGTGGTAAGACGTGTTAATCCTGTATTCCTTTTTCTAGTAATTTCCTGTAGCTTACTCGGCACGTTAGCAAGTACGTCGCTAACAGCGTTTATCTCGTCCACCGTAGGTTTAGGCTCCGAACGATTCCAAGCAAATATGTAGGGACCGTTGCCATCATCTACCAGAATCCAATCTTCGCGTTTGTGATCTGGAAACAATGTTAGTAATTTTGCGTGTAACATTTAAGTAAGCCTCCATGCACTCATCCAGCACGCAGTGGCTGTAGCGTCCCTAGTTCCACCGTTATTCTGAAATCCGGCTAAGTAAAAACGAGTGGCGGCTGTTAGAGAACCTATAAAATATCCAGATGGACCTGGAGTAGAAGCCTGCGTTATAAGCTGTTCGCTCACGGTAACAGTCGACGTGGTAACTCCAGCGGAGTCTGCGAATTGAATAGCAGCCTCTACAGAGGTAGCTATCGCATTAGTTGTAGCGAATGTAACGTGCGCAAAAATTATATAAATTCCTGTAACAGGTACTGTGTAGTAGTTAGAGGTAAAATTATTCCCTGGATCGTACACTTCTGTTCCAAGTGTTATCCGAGTGTACTGGTTATCTAGGCACGATGTAGCCGCAAGACTGTTAGCAGAAAATCCGTCAGTTGCCCAAGACGACAAAGCTAATCTAGCGTTAGCAACGGTTATTCTTTTATTAGAAGTAGCACTTGTGTCATACAGAGGGATAGAATCCCCTGTAGCTAGGGCCGTCTCTAGTGAAAGTGTCTCAATGCTATCTAGCTTAGTTGCTACGGCTGTCGCTACAGCGTCGTATTCCGCTTGGTGCTCTGACCCAAGAACGACCTTGCTAGGGTTGCCGCTGGCTAAAGCGTCCTTAGCAGTGAAGTTAGTTGTTCTAGTATAATTAGACATTAGTGACTAATCCTTCCCTTTTTAATAAACAAGTCAATGTTTTGCACGGACACTTCCTTACCTGTGATTGGAATAGTGATACCTATGCGCATGAATTGACCATAGTTAGATAATTGGAATCTGCTATTGTTAAGCTCTTTATTAGAAGCGTTGTATTCCGCTATACCGTACTCCGCTACGCTGTACTCTGAAAGTAGCGCCGTGCTGTTGTACAGCGAAGAACTGGAAAACTCAGATAAAGAGAAATCAAACGCCCACGTCATAGTCGTTGTGTAAGAACCACCACCCACAGTTGTTACGATTGCCTTTTTGGGCATCTTGTAGAACGTGCCTGCTTGTTCCTCATTTGACAAGTCCATCCATGGACTCTTGTACTTGAACGTGTAGTTAACTGCTCCGTCTATGTACCCTGTGTAAGAGGCTATAACCCTGTTACCAGAAGCTGGTGTAACTCCCAGGTACATGACGTTATTGCGACCGTAAGCTATGCTAGTGCACGAGCCGAAGCCTGTCCACTGTGCTACCCGTAGTTGCTCTGCTTGTGGGAGATCGTTATACTGTTGAAGATTCTTTACGTCGAAACACCAGATAGTCGGTGAAGTAGCAGAAGGTATCAAGAGCAAATAGAAACCTTCTACTGGATTGAAGCACGTACGTATACGTGAAGCTGCTCCTTGTGTAGCGAACACAAGCAAGTTATCTCGAACGTTGATTGATATATCTTGTACAGGACTCTTTGTTGTGATAAGAGTTTTCTTAAAACTTCTAAGACCTGTTTCGGACAAGAACAGGATATCAGTACCAACGGACTGTACGCTATCCCGTGCTATACAACCAACGCCTTCGATAGTGTCAGTAAGTATCAATGGTAATACGTCAGGAGAATCAAACACTAGTATATTTCTTCGACCAAAGACTATTAGTTTATCCTCCCACACTGCTAAGGATGTTATGTAATCTTTGCCTTGCGGCCAATACACTAGGGTATTTAGACTTCCAGCGCCACTATCTACATGCCATTGCGTTTCGTTTAATAGTCCACTGTACTTAATGGTTACGCCATCATCTTGAGTAGCCCATACGCGACCGAACGCAGCTAAACACGTGTTCCCGTCTGGAATAGTTCCTCCATCCGAAACAACGATGTTAGCGAAGTTCCCACCCGCTGTAGACACAATAGGAGGGTGATCAAGCTGCCAGCCTACTACTTTAGTAGTGTTGAAATTCTGGAACTTCCAGTTGTTCAGCGTGGGTGCTGTGATGGTTCCTGTTCTATCTGTGAGAGTCGTAGTACCTGAATAAAGTTTAAGATTACTAGAACAAATAACAGTAGTAGTAGTTTCTGCTTCATAGCAAAATATCTGCTCTATATTGAAGGCTCCCGGACTACCAGAGGTAGTCAAAGCAGCCCATCCTTTGCGGGATGTAAGCTTTCCAGACTGGTCAAACACAGCGTTTTCTAACTCAGTAGCCCACCCGGAATCCAAGGCAGTACTGGCTAGCTGGCTGTTAAGACCCTTATATCCTGGTGCTCTAAAGGTAAGAGGAAGAATAGGAGCAGGCATATTACTAGTCCTTATAAGGACTTAAGCCTTTACTAATCCGCATGTGAGCGTGTCTAAGTGCTTTCATACGTATAGCCAGAGGTACTTTACTAGGTTCAATATCTTCATTGTCTTGCAAAAAGTTTATTTCATCTTTAGACAAAGTTGGAACTATTAGCGGCATGAGAACTTCTTTACCTTTGTATTCCTGGTGTACTGATAGTTCTGACATAACATTACCCTTTTTAGTAGGTAACGCACCTAACCAACCTTTTCCCTTCATAGTACCATCAGGACGTGTCCCGTAGGCACCAAAGGCACCTTGTTTACTTGTTTGTGGCATATTACTAGATTACTCAGGGTACCAGTCGGTGCCAATGTGATTGTTGCGTGCGTCAAGCGCTATGGAGTCCGCTAAAGCTCTCTCGTAGGTACGGGAAGCTTCATCGTAAAGAATTCCACCGTCTTCCCCGCGCTCGCTGAGCGCTTTAACGTACGCCCCATACACTACAGGCTTCCAAGGAAGGACAAGGAGTACTGAGGAATCCGTAGAGGTTTCTAAGTACGCTTGCTTCTTACGTCCAAAGACACGTATTATAACTCCGTTAGCGCTCGGTGTTGGTGTGATCCGTATTGTGGGATCTCCGTTAGCATCGAAGCCAAGAACATCCACCCAGCACGCACTAGACGAACTCTGTAGAGACGTAGTAATTAAAGCTCTGTCCACATAGAAGTTAGGGGAAGGTCCATTCAGTTGATTAGCTCTGGATACGTCCCAGACACTATCAATGATGAACTCTTCCCCTGCACCTGTAATCGCATACGTAGACGTATTCGCTACAGTAGTTATATCAATAGACGTACGAAGGTACGTCCACTGCCAAGCGGTTTCTACTTCTTCTTTAGATTCATTGATGAACGCTGCTATTAGAGAGGGATAGGCGCTTGCGGCCGCTAGAGTTGTTAGCTGGCTCTCCCGGAGCTTCACTAGGACTCTGTTCACTGCTTTCAAGAATGTTATTGCC